GGGCGAGAAGGTGTCTCGGGTGAAGCTCTACGACTGGATCAAGTCCGGTGATCTACGTCCGCGCGGATATGTCCATCAGGGCAGGGTTGTCCCTGAGCGCATTCAGCGAGGCGACTCGCGCGTGTTCTCACTCAGCCAGGCCCGCCAACTACGTTCATTAGAAGGATCTGAGTGACCCGATTCCAGCCAGGCGATGCAGTGATTGTCGAGTTCCAAGGTGTCGAGTGCGAGGGTGAAGTGATCCGCCAATCAACGACAACCGGATACGTCATGGCGCGCATCACAATCCCCGACGTCGAGGTTGACTTTGGCTCGATCAGCCCGCAATTGGATCCCCAGCCGACCGTGTGCGTACCCGAGTGCAAGGTCAGCGCGCATTAGCTTGCATGGGTGTGCTGAGCAGGTCATACTTCGAATTGCCAGTGGCAGATCTATGCCACCAAACCCGTACTGACGTGCGGGTTTCTTTATGTCCGGAGACTCCATGACCGACAGCGACCACGACAAGAACATCGAGTCCATCGAGAGTCCCACGGATACAAAGGGCCACATCTAATCGTGATCCTTCAGGCCATCACCCTCGCCTCAGTTGGCTTCACGTTGTGGGCCATCGCCTCACTCACTAACGCACTTGGAAGGTTCACCGTGTCTACTCAAGACGCCATTAATACCCTCACTGATCAGCTCGTCAAGGCACAGCGCGAGATCGTTGCGCGTATCGCTGACGTGCAGGCCCAGCTCGATGCGGCTGGCGTGGCCGAGCAGATCGACCTCAGCTCGCTCACCGCTGCAGCCCAGGCGCTCGACGACGTCGTGCCCGACGCTGTGGTTGAGGCTGCGCCTGACGCTGAGCCTGCTGCCGAGTAACTTGGCTGCCGCCAAGCATGAACGCGGCGGGCACCGATGGCGCCAGCTTGCTGCGAAGTTCAAGGCGCAATGCGCGAAGCGCAACGATCCATGCATCCACTGCGGCCAGCTGATCGACTACTCAGCAGCACCGCAGACAGCGTCCGCGTTTGAGGCGGATCACTACCGACCTGTCGCGACTCATCCTCAGCTTGCTCTGATGATCGGGAATCTGCGGCCTTCCCATTCGAGCTGCAATCGGTCGCGCGGAGCAAAGCCAATGGCAGAAGCATCAAGCGCTTGGGTCGCCGCCGACTGGTGATGTTTGCTGGCCCTCCATGGAGTTAGCTGGCACGCGCGATCGGATCTATATCTAGTGGTCCGATTGGTCTGTATAACCGCTGGTCAGAGGGGTAAGGGGGTCAAAATCGCTCTGACCTGCGACGATGCGCGGCTGCCTTGGGGTAGTGAAATCTCGCAAAAGTCACTCGACTACAACATGTAGACCCCAAGATGGGGCATTATGTTTGCTGGCATGTTTGCTGGCCCAGGAAGGCGGGGAGATGGCCATACGCCATGGCACTCGCACCAAGTACAACGCCGGTTGCCGCTGCGCTGAGTGTAAGCAAGCCGCCAGCGATTACGAGAAGGCGCGCCGCCAGTCGATCAACGCCAAGAAGCACACGCCGGCCACGATCACCGCACTGCCGCGCACGACCGAGATGCTCGAAGTCGCCAAGCCTGAGGTCGGCCGCGTTGAGTCTGGCGTGATGGCGGAAATTGGCGAGTTATCGACTGCCGCCAGCAGGCAAGGACTGGTCGAGATCGCGATCGCCCTGGCCCGCGTACTCGACTCACCGCTCGCGATCGCCCAACACCCGAGCGCTGCGCACCGACTGAGCGAGACGCTCGACAAGATTCGCAAGGGCGCCGACGCTCGCAAGAGCAAGCTGGCCTCGGTTCGACAGATGACCACCAGATCCGCCGAGGCTGCCAGTTGATTCTCGGCTGCGAAACGCCGCGGATCTTTACTAAGCCGAAGCGTGAACTCACGCCCGAGACCACTCACGGCTTTGCCGCCATCGCCTTCGCCGAGGAAGTCCTCGGAGTCCGACTGTTTCCCTGGCAGAGGTGGCTCTTATTACACGCGCTTGAGCTTGAAGAGTGCGAAGACGGCGCAGTGCGCTACCGGTTCAGGTTCGTGGTCGTCACCGTTGCCAGGCAATCCGGCAAGACGATGCTCATGCTGATCCTCGCGCTCTGGCATATCTACGCACTCGACTCACCGACCGTGATCGGAACCGCGCAGGATCTCGCCAACGCCGAGAAGGCCTGGGGCGAAGCGGTCGAATGGGCACAGTCCGACGAAGAACTCGGCGATCTGATCGAGAAGGTCAACCAAGGCCATCCCAAATTTATGAGGCTCGTCACCGGCTGCCAGTACCGGGTCGCTGCCGCATCGCGCCGCGGCGGCCGAGGATTCTCCGGCGACCTGATCCTGCTCGACGAGCTGCGCGAGCATCAGACCTGGGACTCCTGGTCCGCGGTCACGAACACCATGAATGCCCGCCCAAAGGCTCAAGCCTGGGCACTGACCAACGCTGGCGATGCGCTCTCGATCGTCCTGCGCTACCTGCGCGCCCAGGCTCACCGTGAACTCGGCTGGCCTGACGGTGACGCCGACGCCGAGATCCTTGAGGGTCTTGACGAAGAGATGCAGGAATATCTTGAAAAGAACGCCGACGAGCAAGTGCTCGGATGGTTCGAGTGGTCAGCATCTCCGGCCGCCAAGCGCACCGACCATGGCGCCTGGGCTCAAGCAAATCCGTCGATGAATCACGTCGACATTGTTGAGAACTGCGTAACGGATCGGGCCATCTCCGCAGCAATGCGGACCAACCCGCCAAGCCAGTTCGAGATCGAAGTGCTCTGCCGCTGGGTCTCAATGGCAGAGGCCGGCCCGTTCCCCGAGGGGAGCTGGCGGGAAACGCTCGACAACGATGCTCGGCCTGCAGACGACTCGGCGCGCATGGTGTGCCTGTCGATGAGTTGGAACCGCGGCAAGTGTTACATCGCCAGAGCTGGACGCGATGCGGATGGCAACTCTGTCGCCGGCATCGCCGCCGACCGTACCGGAACCGACTGGGTGATCCCGTGGCTGATCGAGAACCGCGAGACCTATAGCGGCATCGTCATCCAAACCAACGGCGCACCCGAGACCGCGATGATCGACGACATCACCAACGCCACACTCGCCAATGGCGAACCGGCGAACCTTCCGGTGATGGCCTGGGCCGGTCCCGATCTGGGATCAGCGACCGGGCTGGTGTTCGACCGTCTTGAAAAACGAAGCATTCGGCACCTGGCCCACCCGGGCCTAGACGCCGCCGCCACCACCGCCTCGGTGAAAGTCCTCAGCCAAGGCGCATGGGTGATCGACCTGGCCACCAGCCCAACCGATGCCGCACCGCTCAAGGCCTTCATCGGCGCCGTGTGGGCAGTGGAGACCGCACCGCCGGTACGACGGTCGGCCTACGAAGAGAAGGATCTCCTCGTTGTCTAGGCAGCGGGAAGGCAAATAGCTACGAACCCCCGTGGGATATCAGTGCTGCGAACCACTGGTCGATCCCATAAGACGAGCGTTTCAACATCACCACCGCAATGCAGGTGTGCATTACAAAACTCGATCCAATCATCGGCATTAACCAGGAATCGCTCAGTTCCTCGCGCAACTGAAACCTCAGGCCCCAAAAGCCGCCGCGTGGCATCAACCCATGCACTCATGTCCATGACTCGAATATACACGCTGAACTGGGGAAACTAGTTGTTTAACCGACGACCGCCCGCCGTGCTCAACCGCCAAGTTCTGGTGAACCTCTGCAGTGGCAACGCGATCGCCGGGATCTGTACCTATAGCGGCCCGGATGCTCTGGTGCTGCGCGGTGCTGTCGTGCATGAGCCCGGCGCCGAACCCTCGCCCGCTGACGGCGAAGTTCTGATCGGAACCATCAATGTCGACTTCATCCAGCTGCTCTAACGGGAGGCGCTAGTGGCATTCGTCGCCAGCGCCGGCTCAGTCCAAGCACTCTCGCGCAGCACGCGCGTCAGCTTTGCGACACCATCGCGCATCCAGCTGTCCTCGACCTACTACGTCGACTACGCCGAGATCTACCGCAGCCAGGAATCGGTGCGCACCGTGGTCTCTTTCCTGGCCCGTAACGTCGCGCAGCTCGGC